CGCCCGTTCCAGACGCTCTCGAACGGCGAACAGTTCCGCGCCACTGTGGCCCGGCTGCTCTGCTCCGACGCCGATCCCATCGTCATCGACGAGTTCACGTCGGTGGTCGACCGCACTGTCGCCCGCATCGGTGCCGCAGCAGTGGCGAAGCATCTGCGGCAGCGAGCGACCGGGCGCAGGTTGGTGATCGCTTCGTGCCATGACGACGTTGTGGCGTGGCTCCAGCCGGATTGGATTTACGAGACCGGCGCGGACCTTTTCACGTGGAGGTCTCTTCAACCCCGACCCCGCATCGTCCTTGAGGTCTATCGCACAACCGCCGCGACGTGGCGTTACTTCAAGCGTCATCATTATCTGAACGATCACGACATTCCCAAGTCGTCGTTCTGTTTGGTCGGGCTGATCGACGGCAAGGCGGCGGTGTTCTGCTCGTCGCTCGCCCAAATCGGCTACAAGAACATGCAGCGCGGTGCCCGTGTCGTTGTTCTGCCGGACTATCAGGGCATCGGCATCGGCATCGCGTTGCTCACGTTCGAGGCGTCGCTGCAAAAGGCTGCTGGGCGGCGCTGGCGTGGCGTGTCCTCCGCCCCGGCACTCATCAACGCGGCGGCCCACTCGGCGAACTTCCACATCGACCGCATGCCGTCGATGAAAGGTGCCCACGAGGGCCGGGTGAAGTACGGCTCGTCACGGCGGCTGACGGTCAGCTTCGAGTACGTGGGCCCGGCAGCGACCCGGGCCGAGGCCAAGGCGTTCGGGTTGCCGGTTCAGACGCCGATAGCGCTGGGGTCGTAGTCGAGTCCCTCTAGCCAGGCTTGCTCGACGAGGCGGCGATTCCGGCGGAGCGCTTCGCACCGGCTGCACTGGCAGTCGGGGTTCGATTCGGTGATCTCGAGCTCGTCATCGTCGGGGGCCGTGTGTCCAGGGTATTCTCCCGGCGATGGCGCGAATGGGACGACCGCCCAAGCCGACGCAGCTCCATGTCCTCGACGGCACCCTGCGCCCGGATCGCCGCCACGGACAGGGTGAGCCCACTGCCGATCTGGGCGACTGCTCGCCGCCAGCGCATCTCAGCGATGAGGCCCGGGCCGTGTGGGAGCGGCTGGCGCCCGAGATGGAGGCCAAGCAACTGCTGGCGCCCCGCTACCTGGAGCTGTTCGAGGCGTTCTGCTCGTCGGTGGTCTACATGCGCCGGGCCGCCCGGCTCGTCGATGCGATGGGCCCCATTATCAAAGGTCGCAGCGATTCGCTGGTATCCAACCCGGCTAGCACCGAGTTCGCTCGTTACGCCCGGCTGTTGCAGCGCTTGGGGTCGGAGTTGGGTTTGTCGCCGGTGGCGACTGCGGTGATAGGTCGGGGGGTGGGTGCTTCTTACGAGCACTCAGACTCGTCCGCCCGTCGTTTGATGAGCTGAGCCCGGGATGGCGGGGCCTCGCCTGCCCGAGTGCGGGTTCACATTCGACGGGCGGGCGTGCCGTAAGAGCGGCGCTCATCGCTGCGCGCAGCGGGTCTCTCACGTCGTGGCGTTTTTCTCCGAGCTGCTCGTCCACACCAAGGGCGATTGGGCCCGGCAGCCGTTCATCCCCGCGCCGTGGCAGAAGCAGCGCATCCTGGCGCCGCTGTTCGGTGATGTGGTGTGGGATCGCAAGCGCAAGCGCTACTTGCGCAAGTACCGGGAGCTGTATTTGCTGGTGCCGCGGAAGAACGGCAAGACCGAGATTTTGGCGGGCATCTGCCTGTTCCTGCTTGTCGCTGACGGCGAGGAGAGTGCCGAGTTGTACGGGCTGGCGCTCGACAAGGATCAGGCGGGTCACGTGTTCCGCACGGCGGCCCGGATGGTCGAGCTGAACCCCGATCTGCGGCGCCGCATCGACGTGCTGCGATCCCGGGGCCGCCTCACGGACCCGCAGACGGCATCGTTCCTCATGGTCACGGCGAGCGACGCGGCCGGCGCTTTGGGTGGCAGCCCGCACGGTGCCTATATCGACGAGTTGCTGACGCAGCCGAGCCGGGAGCTCTACGACGCCCTGCGCACTGGCTTCGGCACGCGGGCGCAGCCGATCCTGATGATGGCGACGACGGCGGAATCGGACCCCAACGGGTTTGCCGCCATCGAGCGTGAGGAGTCGATCCGCGTCATGCACGACCCGAGCCTCAACCCGACCCGGCTCGTGGTGATCTACCAGCTTGGCGACGGTGAGGACTGGGCGAGCGAAGCGAACTGGCGCAAGGTCAACCCGGCTCTCGGTGACTTCCTCGATATCGGTGTGCTGCGCTCCGAGTTCCTCAAAGCGAAGCGCATGCCGCAGGAGGAGCGCGCCTTTCGCCAGTTCCGCCTGAACCAGCCGACGAACGCCATCGGGCGGGCGATTGACCTGCCGACGTGGGATCGGTCGGCGGGGTTCGTGAACGAGGACGAGCTGGCGGGGCACCGCTGCCACGGCGGCCTCGACCTCGCAACGACAACGGACATTGCCGCTCTCTGCTGGGATTTCCCCGAGGAGAACCAGACACACCGGCTTGTGTGGCGGCTGTTCGTGCCGAGTGCCGCGATGGAGGGCTTCGACCGCCGCACCGGCGGGCAGGCGAGCGTGTGGGCCCGGCAAGGCTTCCTCGACGTGACCGAGGGCGACGTGATCGACTACGCCCGCATCAAGGCCAAAATCGGCGAGGACGCCACGCGGTTCGAGGTCGTCGACGTGGCGTATGACCGCTGGGGCGCCACTCAGCTCGTCACCGAACTCGAGGATGGCGGCTTGACGATGGTCGGGATGGGCCAGGGCTTCGGCTCGATGGCAGCTCCGACCAAGGAACTGCTCCGCCTTGTCGCGGCTGGGTGGTTCCATCACGGCGGCAACCCGGCTGTCCGCTGGCAGGCGTCGAACGTGGTGACCCGGCAGGACCCGGCGGGCAATGTCAAGGTCGACAAGGCTCACTCGACCGAGAAAGTCGACGGCATCGTGGCCGCCGTGATGGCTCTGGACCGGGCCATGCGGCACACTGGACCCAAGCCGAAGCACTATGCGGCGGCGAGTTTCTAGGAGGTCGAGACATGGCACTCACCACCGCCCAACGCAACCGATTGCCCGATTCGGCGTTCGTCTACCCGTCCCGTCGGGCCTACCCAGCGCCGACTCGTGCTCAGGCCCGAGCTGCCGGAATCTCCGAGACCCAGCGCCAGCGCACCCTCAACTCGGCCCGGTCCTATGGAGCCCGCTCCTCGACGAGCGGGTCGTCAGGGCGAATCAACCGGGTCACGGCGACCCGTAGCGGCGGCAGACTGGACCGCACTCCGGCGTCGCAGCGCAGTTCGGGCCGTCGTTCTAGCGGGCGGCGCCGGTGACGCTCGTTGCCCCGGGAACCGCAGCGGCGGAGTACGTCGACGGGACTGCCGTCTATCAGCCAGCGCCGGATCAGCCCGATCCGTTCGTGTGGGTGCAGTTCCTCGGTACGGTGCTGACGCAGCGCTATCAGCAGACGCAGATGTTCGACACGTACTACCGCGGCGAGCACCCGCTACCGCATGGCTCGACGACGCAGGCGGCGAGAGCTGCTTACCGGCGTCTCCTGCGAGAAAGCCGGTCAAACTGGGCCGAGCTGGTGGTCGACGCGGTCAACGAGCGCTTGCGAGTGGTCGGCTTCCGGTTCACCGGCAACGAGCAAGGTGATCTCGACGTGTGGCAAAACGTGTGGCAGGACAACGCGTTCGACGCCCACTCCGACGAGGTCCATATCGAATCGTTGGTGTGGGGTTACGCGTACGCGATCGTTTGGCCCAACGACGATGGCGATGTGCGGATCACGCCGGAGCACCCGAGCGAGGTCATCTGTTACGCGCCGGCCTCGAATCGTTATCTCATTTCGATGGCGCTCAAGCGGTGGCGGGACGACTGGGGTTACTGGCACGCCACGCTCTACACGCCCGGGAACATCTACAAGTTCGTCTCGACGGGCGGCAGTTCCGCCGTGGCACCGAGCGGCGTGTCCGGCTGGGTCACGCGCCAGCCCGTGAGTGAGCCCTGGCCTTTGCCCAACCCGTTCGGGCAGGTGCCGGTGATTCAGTTCCCCAACAACCCGCGCTTGCTGACCGGCGGGCGGAGCGAGCTGAGCGGCGGGCAGACCGACATAATGGACCGGATCAACGAGACGGTGTTCAACCGCATGTTGGCGGCTCAGTTCGCAGCGTTCCGGCAGAAGTGGGTCACCGGCATGGAGATTCCCCGCGACCCCGAGACCGGCGAGCCCAAGGAACCGTTCAACGCCGCCGTCGACCGCCTCTGGATGACCGAGAACCCCGACGCCAAGTTCGGTGAGTTCGACGAGGCCACGTTGCAGAACTACATCGGTGCCGCCGAGTCCGACATTCAGGCGCTCGCCTCGATCAGCCGCACGCCGAGCTACTACCTGCTGCCGCATGGGCCCATGCCGAGCGGCGAAGCGCTCAAAGCCGCTGAGACCGGCCTAGTCGCCAAGGTCCGGCGGCGGCAGCGCTTTTTCGGGGAGTCCTGGGAAGCGATGGTGCGGCTGGCGCTGAGGATGATGGGCGATCCTCGTGCCGACGACACATCGTGCGAGACCATTTGGGCCGACCCCGAGTCGCACTCGGAGGCTCAGACGGCGGACGCGCTCGTGAAGCTCGCTCAGATCGG